TATGGAGAGTTTAACAAAAACATTACATCTTTCCAGTACTGAGGCTGGTTAGCAAATGCTTTAGCTGCCTTTATAGGATTATTATCACTCCAATTTATAAAGTTTACATTAGATATCATTTGCATTAATGCTGATCTAGTATTTAAAAACATTACAACACCTACCGAGTTGTTTATCCAATCATACCATCTTGTTGTAATAGAATCAGCGGCAGAGGTTCTATTGCTACCTATTTTTTGAGCTTGAATAGAGTTTTTCAAAGCTTTAACATAAGCAGGCCCAAACGCGGCTTCTAATTTATTTAATACAGCAGGTGCAAATATAATATCTACATTTTGCTGCCACTCTTGTAAGTATTGAGCCCTGTTTATTTTATTAATTCCACTTATAACATCTGTTGTTATAGTCCCAGCAACCCAGCTTTTGCCTGGTTTAGGGTAAGGTTTACCTTTTTGTATAGTTATTAATTCATCACTAAAAACTTTTAAATCAGGATCAGCCTTAATAAAATCAACTAATTGTTTTTGATCTGCCTTAGATAAACCAGGAACTGTCATCCCTTGTGAATCCCATAAATAAACTCTAATAGCGTGTTCATAGTTAAATCTACCTACACCTGTTTGTTTTTTAAAACTTTTAGGTAATTTAGGAAACTTAGCTTTAAGCGCTTTAAAATCTGCACCAGCTGAAACTTTTGCTTTTCCAATTTGAATTTCAGCTCTATTGTATGGATCAAGTAAATTATCTTTAAAGAAAGCCATTTGAGCATCTCCTACAGCTCCTTTTGCTAATAACTTATATAGTAATCCTGTAAAATCCTCAGCAGAAGGAGGTATGTAGAAATTATACTTACCCTTACTAGCTCCTATTGTTTGAGCTTTAGCAGCGGAATATTGCTTATAAGCTTCTATGCCAGTTTTTTGTTCTATAATATCGTTTATTATAGAGGTAAAAACAATTGACTTGCTTTGTTTAGCTATTTGAACTTCAGACTTTATATCTAATACATCTAAAACAGCTTTAACCGCTTGTGCATTTTTAATAGCGTCATCAGCAAAATAAAAATCATTATAACCTTCAGCTGCTTTACTAACTATCCAGTTAGCTTTGGCTTGTGGAGCTCCATTCGCTAAACCTACTATGTTTCCTTCTATTAAAGTTACGCCCTCTGATTTTAACCAAGCATATATTGCTGGTGCAGCTCCAGCAGGTCTAGCTGTTAATATAAATACATTTTTATTTCCATATTTTTCTACAGCTCTTTTCAACTTACCAAATAACGGTCCTCGTTTTCCTCCTATAACTTTGTTAAATTCAGAAAAATCAAAAGTAGCACCTATATCTTCTAAGTTAGTATGTTCTAAAGCAAACTCAGTAGCGTCTATCTTTTTAAAAGTTCCATCAGGCATTGTAACACCTATCTTACTACTTGTTATACCTACAGTGTCATCAAAATCTAATACAGATATACCCATAACCGGAGGATTTATTCTCCTAGACATTTCTAAAGCTGTGTCATAGTTATTTAGTATTTCTATTTGACCTGATATGCTTTGACTTAGTTTTGTTTTAGAACCAAAATTAACGTTATTGCTGTTAAAAGAAGCTACCTTATCTTTTAATAATCTTTGATAAACTTTAAACTCTGCTTTAGCAGCTTCAACTGTCATGTCACCTGTAAGAACTCTAGTTATTAAACCATTAGCTTTCATGCCTGCCATGTCAATTCCAACTTGGAAATCAGCTCCTTTCAACCCATCTAATCCTGTTAGTTTACCAACAAATAATTCACCTATCGTTATATTAGGCTTAATAAGACTATATTCAAAAGGATTAGCTACATTGTTTTCACTGTATCTTATCCAAGACGCCATACCAGCAGGTAAAAAATCTAATTTTCCAGCTTCTAAAAGCGGTACAACTAAATCGTAATAACTTTTAGGTAGTCTATCTAATAATCCAAATTGCTCTAACGCTAAATCGTTTAAATATCTAAGACCACCTTGACCATAAGACTTGGATATAATATTATCAAACTCACTTTCAACTTTACCTTTTATAGCCGCGTCTAAAAGTGATTTTCCAGCCTGAACATTAGGCATCATGTGCTCTTCTGTCACTTTTACATCTAATTTTATTCGCTTTGTAAAAGGATCTATAGCATAAAAAACAGTTGGTGCTAAAAATCTTATTGGATGATTTTGGTCTTTACTAGATTCCATTTGCCATAACGAAAAAGTTGAAGCAGAGTCTGGATTTTTCTTAATATAACTTTGTATGTTTAAAAATAAATCTTTTAGCAGGTCTTGTTTCTTTTTTATTAAATCAGGGTCTTCTACTAACTTTGTTATTGCTGCACCATTTTGATATCCACCAATTACAGTATACTTCTGTCTAGTTAAATCACCTGTAGTTTCTAACCCAGGAAATATTTTATCAAAAGTAGGTGTGTCTGTAAATGTAAAACCAAACCCACCTGTCATACCTGATCTAAATAAATAAGCTTGCTCAGGATGTAGTTCAAAAAAACCTTTTAAATCATTTATTATTTTTATACCAGCTGGAGTTGTTAAGTCTACTTTCCTAGCCTTAACTGTTTCTCCTTTACTGTTCACTCTTTGAGTTACAACCGTCGTTAGATCAGGAATAGGAACTACAAATACTCCTTTTTTAAAGTCTCTTTCCACTGAAATACTTTCAGATCTTTTTACTTGTACTTTTTGTCTTTTACCCTCAGACTCAGTTGTAGCGCCTTCTTCTATTTGTTGATCAATTGCTAATTCAATTCCTTTTAAAGTTTGAAGTCTAGACAAAAGCTCCATCAAGTTTTTAGTTGCTTGAGCTGTTCCTGATCTAGCGTCTTTTATATTACCAGACGAATCCATACCAAACACAGAATAGAAATAAGGTAAGTTTAACTTGCTAGGATCTAACTTGTATTGTATTTGATTATTAACTTTAGGTCCTTTTATATAAAAAGCATCTAATAATTTTTGACCAAGTTTCCTACCTTCACCACCTATTTTCTTTGTACCGCTTTTAGTTTTTACAACTTGTATGTCAGCATTACCTTTTATCTGCTTTAACATAGATAGTAAAGCTGGGCCATTGTTTTTTATAAACATCTGTATAGGTGTAACTTCGCCTTTACGTAAATTGTCCTTAGGATTTAATATACGTGAAACAGGTATACCTATTTGATCTGCTATTTGCTGAGCAGCAACCTCTGCAAAAGGTTTTAAATCTTTTAAAGTTATGTTGTCTAAATCTATTTCTGATAATTCTATTTTTTCTTTAACGTCTGCTACTATGGCATCAACGTTAGAATCTTTCATGACCTTGAAGGGATCAACTTCAATTGTTGTTGCTTGTTCAGTTGGCTGTGTTGTTTCAATATCAACAGTACCCTCTGAGGTAGAATCTAACTCGTTAGTATCAAATACAGTATCACCAAGTTCTTTAGCTCTTTCATATATTTTATCTCGTCTATCACCTAGTCTTCGTATGTAAGTTGTTACAGCAAAATCAGGATTATAACCTTCACCTTCTTCAAACAACGCTGTTGTTTTGCCACTCCACTTAGCACCTTCTCCACCAATGATAAGTTCTATTATAGCTTGTTTTACACCGTTTTCATCTATGCCTTTTGTTCCTCTTCTTTCGTAACCTATTATTGGTTTTATAACTCCAAAATTTGCTTCAACAAAAGCTTCAGCCGCTGGGTATTTATCTTTTGCAGCTCCTTGTCTAATCATTAACACTAGATCTTCATTAGTGAACAAACCTTTTCTCCACTCAGATAAAAACTTAGCTCCTTCAGGTGATATTGATTCTGATTTTTTAGAACCTGTAAGTAAAACCTCATCTAAGCCTACGCTACCGTCATCTAATTGACCTTCAATACTACCTTGCCAAGCATCACTATTTATTATTTGATCTATTGAATCCTGTGTTAGAGTTTGGTTTTTATATCCCTCAGCCACTTGTCTTAATAACTCTACTACATCTTTAGCCCCTTTAAAGTCATAATCAAAATCTTTGCCAACAGCTTCAGATGTTGCTTTATTAAATCCAATACCTAAGGTTGACCAAAAACCTTGCTCTTTACCTTTTTCAAAATTAATTCTATCTAATTCTTCTAAGAAAACAGTTAACACTTCGTCAAAACCTTGGCCCTCGGTTTTACGTGCTATTCTAACATATGCTTTAGGATCAAATTCAGCAAGATAAGTTAATATAGTTCCAGCTAAAGATTTAAAAGCAGCTGGATTAGTACCTAAAGCTTCTGTAAAAATAACATGACCAGTTACTTCGTGTAAACCTACTCTACCATTATTATTTAATATAGCATTTTCTATAGTAACTACAGAGTCGTAAACTGGTTGACCTGTTTTTACGTTAATAGATATCAAATTAACACCGTTTACAGTACCGTTTTTTAACCCAGCTTTAAAGTCTTCTATTTCTTTTTTACCTGCTTCTTCTTTACTTATAGGATCTACTTTAGAACCTCTAAACTGGATATTTGGATCTGCTATTCTAGCGTTAACCATTTCTGTGAAAGCCGCTAAAGCATCCGCATTAGTATCTGATATACTATAATTTATATTTATTCCTTTTCCACGTAAAAGAGATATCATAGCAAAATCATTTTCTGCATTATCTCTTATAGTATCTTCAGTGTACAACTGTTCAGCTATATTAAGTAGTTGAGCATCAGAAGGATTGTTATTACCTTTTGATTTTAGTTTTGCTTTAGCTCTATCTTTTAAATCGTTTTGGACAGAAACAGAAAGCAATCCAAACCTTTTAGTGAAAGCTACTAAGTAAGCATCTAGGTTTGATTTGGTTATAGAAAACTCAAGTTCTAGCGCTGCTATTTGTTTTGATACATCAATCGTTATTCCAGGTTTTTTAGCTTCTGCTCTAAGTGATATAGCTTGTTCTTTAAGATAAGTAAGTCTATTTATAGAGTTGACATAAAGCTTCCAACCAGTGGCGTCTAGGTTTAAATCTATTAATTTACTTCTTTCTTTTAGTATGTCATCGTTTCTTTTTAATTTATCATCTATAAGACCTTTATAGTAAATTTTTGTATTGATATCAAGTTCTGGTCCACCTTCATTCTTAGCTATAATTTCTTGATACTCAGCTATATCTCTAACGTTTTGATCAAACTCTGCGTTTGTAGTAGGATCAGATAAAGCTCTCATTGAAGCTCCTGCTATTATTGGAACTCCTGTAAAACTTGTTGAGAATATTAAAGACGTAAAACCAGCTTCACCAAAACCTTCGTACATAGGTCTTCCGGATATAACATTTTGCCACAATTGAGTAATTAAAACTTCACCACCAACATCTGCTGCGGTTAATTTTAAGAAATCTGGAGCTGCTTTTCTTACATCTCTAAAAAAAGCTCCTACTCCTGATTCAAGAGTTTGCTTATCAAGTTTTAAGTTTTGAATATACTTGAATTGCATTTTCATAGGTAAAGCACTACCTAAACCTTCAACTAGCGCAAAGCCAAAAGATTTTGCTAAAGTTTTTTCTCTATCAAACTCAACGCCTTTAGCCTTTGCTCTATTAAATTCATCAACGTAATAATCACCACCAGCTGATAACGCGGCTAAATAAAGGCCAACTCCTGGTATAGCAACAGTAGCAAAAAAAGGCAGTTGTTCTACAGCTGTTTGACTAAGAAAATATAAAAAATTAGAAAATGAGTAAAAAGATCCATTTGGTCCTTTACCAAAATTAACATCTTTTACGAATTTATTTTTTCTTAATTCAATTAAGTCTTTAAGACCCGCTTGAGCTTCTAAAAAATCATCACCTAATGCTTGAGCAAGTGTTTTAGACATAAACAAGCCTGGTGCTAATACTCCAGCACCAGCTATAGTTTTATCTTCAACAGTCGCTACTGTTTGAAGTATTATTTGCGCCCAACTCATGGTGGTGTTAAGCAATTCCATACCAAGTTCACTATCTGTAAAAAACCCTACGGCATTAGGAAATGTAACAGGCGCTAATCCACCTCCGCCAAATGAAATTCCACTCATAGATGGTTTTCCAAAATATTTTTCTGATAAACTATAACTTCTTCTTAAGTAATCTAAGTTTTCTTCAGCAGTGCTTTTTACTTCGTTAGTAGCAATAAACTCTGCGTAATCATAATTAATTAAGTCAAATTGCTGTTGTATTGTTTTTCTTTCAGCGCTTAATACATTAGATCTTTTATTAAAACTAGCTGCTAAAGCATTATACGTATTTTGATCATCTAAAGAATTAATACCAATTTTTTGTTTTTCTTTTATTTCTGCACCTAAAGTATTTATTTGTTCATAAACCCTTTGTAACTCAACACTCATTAAGTTTACAGTTTTAACTATATCGCTATTTTTTAAAGATTCAAACTCTTCTACTAGTTTGATTTCCTCAATTTCTGGATCAAAAGTACTTTCAATACCAAGAGCGTAATCATGGTTTTGTTTTCTTTCTTCGTCACTTATATCACTTAAGTAATCTCTATTTTTTTGATCTTTTAAAGCTGTGTATTTATCTCTTGCAATTTGCAGTTTTGTTACACCTCTTATTTCAGCTTCAGTTATAGGATCCTCATTAGATGTTTCTTCTCTTTGGCTTTGTAAAAATGAAATAGCTATATTTCTTTCTTCTTCGTAAGGAATCGTAGTGGTAGTTACATTTTCAGTTGTACCTTCTGATCGATAAGCCATCTTCAAGTCCATTCCGCTAAGGTTAGAGTTTGGAATAGCTTTTACTGTTTCTGTTACCTGAGTGTCTAAGTTAATTAAACCTACTTCATTTTGAATAGCTAAATATTCTTTAAGAGTAACATCACTTGCTTCTTGATATTTTTCGTAGTTTAGTCTTATTTTTTTCTCTACAGCTGTTTCGTCTTTTTTAAACGCGTAAACAACTACCTCATCTAAGTCCCCAACATTATCACCATCTTCCATAACAAAACCATCTTCGAGTTGGTCAAGTTCACTTTTAGGTTCTTGTTTTTGTATTTCTTTTTCGGCTTGTATATAATCATCAATATTAAAATCATCAACAAAACCTAATCTAGATGCAACCAACATAGTAGCTAAACCATCACCGGTAGTATCAACCCACTCATCCGAACCTAACGCTTTAGCGTAAAAAATTGGTTGTAAGGTTATTGGATCTACCGTATATTTATAAGCACCATCGCCATAGTCAAAAGTTTCACCAGGTGGAGCTGTGTATGTTTGGTTGAATTCAAAAGGTGCAGCGTTTTCATCTGCAAAAGGAAATATTGGTTCCGGTGGAATAGGATCAATAGGTAATCCCGATAAAGCAACTTCCGAGTTGGATCCCGTATCTTTTTCTGTCTCCACAGTTGGATCCGCACTTGTAGAGACATTTGTCTTTGCTGGTTTAACAGTGTTTATATCTTTATTAATTTCTTTAGATATTTCAGTTTCAACTTTTAAGTCTATTGGTTTTTCCTCTTTAACATCTAAAGGTTTGTTTGATATTTTCCACTCTTTAATTCTCTTTATTCTTTCGTCTTTAGATAAACCTAAGTCTTTAAGAGAAGCAGTGAATAATTCTAATTCGTTCATTTAATTTAATTTAAGTCGTTATCAGCTAAAAATTTCTGAGCTTCTTGTTTTTTTGATTCTTCAAGATCAAACACAGCAGCGTCTGCTTTTACAGAAGGCAATTGATTTGTTGTAAATTGTTTTAAATAATTTTTCATAAAATACTCTTTATATTTTTTTCTAAATAAAACTTTATTACTTTGAGACAAGGGTAAGTCTTTTTCATAAGACCAACTTTTATGACCAGCGTTTGCGTTTTGAACCATTTGATCATCTTCTTCTTGACTAGTTCCTTGAGCTATATATACGTTCCAAGCAGCAACAGCATCTTGTTCAGAGCTTAACAAACCAGATATCTCTGCATTTATAAATGGATCTGTTTTTTTACTAATTTTATCCATGTCGTATTGAAGTATGTTTCTACCTTTATTGTCACCTAAATCTATAATTTTATATATAGGGTTACATTCTGCATCAACTAATATAAACTCTTCAGTTATTTTAGCTTCTGGTTTTAAGTTTCCTTCTTCGTCAACCATGTCTTCACTAAATACACCTACGTCTTTTAACAGACTTAGCATGTCTTTATTTATATCAGGAGTGGAAACAACCAAAGAAGTTCCTGACTCAAGTAATGAAGATAACGCACTGTTATTTATTATGAACTCTCCCTCTATACCTGGTCCGCTAAAAACTAATTGCTGAGTACCATCGTGTAAAAGGTTTAGTTTTGCGTCATAACCATCGTTTATGCTAAACCCTGGTTTTGAACTTAATAAAGAATATACAACAGTATAAACAAAATTATTATTAGGATCAAAATTTGGCTCATCAACAGTAGAAACTTGAGATATAACATCTGATAAAAAATCTAAAGATTTTTGAGGAGCACTTTCTAGTTCAAGTAATTTTTTAGTTTCTAACTCACAGTTTTCACTAATACAAGAGTTGTTTTGTATAGATAACTTTAGTTTAGCATATATTTTACCAGTGTATTGATAAGCTTTATTTAACAAATTAAACTCAGCATTAGTTGGGCTAGCTAGATAATCTAAATTATAAGCTATCGCATCACTTTCGTTTATTTGTTTTATTATAAGATTATTTATGATATTTTTGTTTTCCATCTTTGTTTTTTATTAAGCTTCCATACTTAGTCTTTCGCCGGCTATACCAGCAAGAGATCCAAACATACCTGTAACAGCTGAGGTTTCATCTCTAAACGCTTCGTTTTCTCTATTTTGAGCTCCAGATAATAAATCAGAAGTTCTATCAAGCTCTTGCATCTGTCTTGATTCTCTAGTGTTAAATTGAAACTGCGCACCTGCCACATCAGCTTGTTGTAATCTTCTTTGCTCTCCTGTAAGTTGCTGGTTTAAGGTAGCTTCACCTTGAGCTCTTTGCATTTCGTTTCTAACCTCCTGTTGCTCTATACTCGCCGCAACTCCTTTTTTAGATCTTAAAGCTGCTTGAGCTAATGCAGTAGCTCCACCAGCGCTCTGTCCTGTTGATCTCATTAGGTCTAACGTATTAGCTAAAGATATATCTGCTTCTTCTATTTTCATTTCAGCTGCTCCAGTAGCTACGCCTAAGCTAGAAAAAGGATTATTCATCATAGCGCTAAGATCTTGAATCCCTTCATAAGGGTTTATTATTTGTTGTCTATTATTTTCTAGATCTTTTAGTTTAGCTTGAAGTTTTAATCTTTCTGCTTTAGCTGCTTGCGCCTTTTTTTTAGCTGAAGCTGCTCCAAAAATTCCGCTAACTACTCCTAATGAAGCTCCTATTATTGATGGTAACATATTTTTTTATTTTAATATCTATTATTTATTAAAAGCCATTGTTTTGAGTGTAAGTTGTACTAACTTGAAACAATTGCTTTTCACCTCCTGGGTCTGTAGTTGTATCTGTCGACATTCTAACTGTTGCGTAAAAACCTTTTATACCTGCTATTTGTTGGGCAAAATTAACTTCTCCTGCACTAACTCTTGAATTATTTATCAAACTAGCAACGTACTTGTTTTCTTTTCTATTAAAACCCTCGTAATATTTATTTATAAAAGAAGGAGTGGCTGTTCCAAAAACAGCATTGTAGCTTCCTCTATTAACAAATCTGCTAAAGGAAAGTTGAGCATGTTTTAATATATTTAAATTCTGGTTAACAACTAACGCGCCTGTTGTTGCGTTGTAACTAACAACTTTTGTACTTAAAGAAACACCTGGTCCAGTTACAGTTGAATCTACAGGTATTATAACTTGGTTATTAGAACCAAAAGTACCTACTAGGTTTTGTATAATTACAGTTGCGTTTGTAGATGCTGCGCTAGCAATAGCGTTTGATTGAACAACTGTATATTCTCCTTCGTAATAACTAGGAACTATGCTACTAGAATCAAAAGTTTCTATCCAGCTTTGCGAAGAAGTAGAAAACTGAGTACCTGTTGGGTCTGAAACAGCTCCAGCTTTTTCTACTCTCCAACCATTACTTCCTTCATAAGCTACAGTTAAAAAAGATTTAGACTTTACTGGATTGTCATTTACTATAAGGTCAACAGTGCTAGGATAACTTGTTCCATAAAAACTACCTCTTGGTGCTGTTGTGCTATAATGTTGCCAAAGCTTACCGCTAGAAACACTATAAAACTTATCTTTTAAGCTAAATAATTGTTCTGGTTTATAATCAAAAAAGCTCACCCAACCATTATACTTACTATCATAAGACAAAGTATAATAGTTAGAATTTGAATTAAGAACGGGATTTCCTTTTATAGAAGTCACATATTGTTTGTTATAAACATCAAAACCAGCGGTAACAAAACCTTCACTTATTGAATTATTTGTGTTTTCTAATTCCGTCCTAAAGAAGTTTTTCATACCGTTTGACGATATTTCATTAAGACCACTTCTGTTTAACTCTATTATTACATTATTATTTTTATCAGCAAAATATTGATTATAACCATACTGCGCAAAGCTTTCTGGGTTTTTACTTATACCGTATTCTCCAGTATAAGGTTGTAATACACCTATTACTAAATTGCTAGACGTCACGGATCCTCCACCTTCTGCAGAATATATAGCGTCTTTATCTATTAATGCTCTACTTACTTTTAATTCTTGAAAAACGTTTAGATTTGAATCAGAAGCGTATAGTTTTTGTATAGAACCATTAGCTGGATCTGCCGACTTAGTTATGTCTTCTCCAACAGAAAAAACATTTGTTTTATTTATACCAGTTCTAGAGTTGAACGGTCCAGAATATATTAATGAGTTGCCTAAAAATGAAGCATCTTTGTCTTCTTCTACTATATATGCTTTAGCTCCAAAATCTACAGATGTATTGTTGTAACCTCCTCTTATTCTAGATTCTTCAATAACCCAGTTGTTAGCGTCTACTGTTCCAGAAATCACGTCGTAACCTCCTAAGTCTTTAGGTATACCTCTTGAGCCATTCCATATTGGCATTTCTGAACCATTGTTAGTTTTGTTCAGAATAAATGTATTAAAATATTTTACTTCAATTACCGCACCCATATGTTTATTATTACCTATTTTTTAATTAAGTTACTACAGCAAAAGTATATTGATCTAAACCAAATAGAGCCGCGTTTGCGGTTATATCTAAAGCTTTTCCTGTCCATGTTCCGTTTTCCATACCGGGAACACAATAAAGTGGAACAGTATTTCCAGGTTCACCACAGCCAGCAGGGACAGCATCTGCAAAATAAGTATACCCACTCGCGTATGGCCAGTTTTGTGAATACCTACAGCTACTAGATCCACCGCTACCATTGAACCACTCGTTAAAAACAGCTGTTTCCGTTCCTCCTCTTTTTAATTCGTATATTGTTGTGTTTGATTCAGCAAAGTTAACTTGTATAACATTGTTTTCATCAGCCAGAGCATTGACCATTGTTCCGTTTGGCGACCAAGTAGTTTGTGGACCAACTGGAGAATCATCAACCCCACCAGCCCAAGTCCAGAAATAATTATAACTTGAATTACTAAATGGTCCATTAAATATATACCAACCCTGAGATGAAGTAGGTCCGGTAGCTACATAAAAATAAGTTTGAAACTGCATACACCATTTACCCCAAGCTTGGTTATGCCAATTGGAATTATAACCAGGAGCTCCGTTTGGTGGATACTCATCTTCGTTTGGCAAGCCAACATCGCTATAAGTAATAGTTACTTTTTGATAAACCTTAGTTACTGTTACACCCATGTTTATTATTATATCTACAGTGTCAGCAAAACTTCCACCACCAGCATCTTGAACTTGTATTGTAAGATAGTAAGTTTCTACGGGTAGTTCATCAACAAAAAGATTTTTTAATTGCCATGTAGCGCTAGTAGCTCCTGATGTAATTAAAGGTTGTATACCAAAGTATTCGACGCTTGGTCCTGTTGCAGATCCAGATGTTTGAGATATTATAGTACAATCTCCATCGTTAAAAATACCAGACAAAGAGTTTGAACCTGAGTTATTAGCGCTACCGTTTTTAGCGTTTATTGTTGTTATTATTGAAGTCGATGGAGTAGCTGAGAAAGTTTGACCTTGAGTTGGCGCTGATATAACCGGTGAAACGTTTTGCAAGACCACTTCTTCTTCAAAAAACGTTATTAATCCATTTATTGTTGCTTTAAAATTAAAAATAAAAGTTCTTGAAGGTTCAGAATAGTTATAAAACATAGCGTTAAAGTACGCCGCTGTAGTAACTATGTTAAACAAGTTGTTACCTGAAACTTGAACTAGTTCAAAGTAAGGTGGACTAAATTCTTGTGGTATTGCGTTTGAAACACTTACTATTTCTAAAGTTTCATCTATTTGATTAAAAGGAATTACTTGCCCAAAATTATCTAAAATACTAAACGGAGCTGCAAATATTTCCCCACCGCTTGCTAAACCTTCTGTAAAAGGACTAGGATTTAAACTACTAAAGCTAGCTGCTCCAGAAGAACCATTTATTATAGAATTATTTAAATCAGATATTAAACCAGTTGTTGATGATTCCCAAAATATATCTAACAAACTTTCTACAGGTTCTGTTTCGTAAACAGCTAAGTATTGTATACCAGGTACCTCATCGTTAACTATAGTTATAGTTTGATCAGCTGCAACGCTTACTGGTTTATTTACTTTTATTCTAGCTGGGTTTGATATTGTTATATTAACACCGCCAGCTATTTGCACAACGTTACTTAAAGTAAGTTTAGCAAACGCAGCAGGACTTGTTGTGGCTGCTTGTATAGATGTTATAACTGTTCCTGCTGGTATAGTGTTTGAGTTGGCTGGATCTGTAACTAAATCACCAACAGTTATGGATATAGCAGGATTACCTGTTGTGTTAACTTCTATAATATTACTTATTGAAGAAGCAGCGGTTGCAAAAGCAGGTGTATTTGAAATAGGTTGCTCTGCGGTAAATCCAGGTGTCTCAACTACTAAGTCATCTGGAAAACCAGACCCTAAAACTTTGTCGCCTGCGTTAATTGTAGATGTATCACCAGCTATGCTTGCTAATCTTATTATGTCTGTTGTTGTTGCTACAGCTGATTGAGCGCTAACCGTTTCGTAATTTGTTACGGATGTTTGTCCTATTTTCTTATGAGTACTTATTCTAGCTATCAAAGGGTTTGATTCTAAAGAATAAAATTGAGGAAAATAATCTGGTCTAGGAGCTTCATCTGAAAAAGGAAGATATTCAAATAAATCTCTAACAGTTGATATTGTAGAAACTATATCTGTAAATCTTTCAGGATAGTATTGTTTGTTACTGCTACCAATATCAGTGCTAGGTATAATTGGGTTGTTTGTATTTTCAACTCTACCAAAAAGTCTAACAGAACTTCTAAATTGCCTTTGCTCAGGACCAACCTCTGTTAAGTCTCTTGGTATTTTATTTATATTATCGTTTATCAACACTATATGTGAAGTTTTACCTAATTCTAAAGTGGCGTCAGATGGATAAGAAGCCATTATACCAGGTAAATAAACATTGTAGTACTCTTGCTCCGTTTGTTTTACAACAACTTTGTAAGAATACCAACCTAAAGGATTATAAGCTAAGCTAGCTGAATCCCCGTTGTACAATCCAGGTGTTCCAGTTTGTTTGTTTAATGTTGAAAATATAGCTTGATTAAATAAAAGCTTTATAGAATTACCAGGCCATTGAGAAGGTATTATAGAAGGGTCTATATATGCAGAGTATATGGTAGAACCAGAGTAACCTATACCGTTTACTACTATAGTATCTTTGTTATTAGATAAAATAACAGTAGAGGTTCTACCATATCTATCAGACAAAACAATGCCAACTTGGTAGTTTCTATTAGATTTAACACTATGGTTAGGATATTCTATTATGCTAGATGTTTGTGAAGTATCTGAGCCAGGTTCAAATAAAACTATATTAGCTGCAACTAGGTTTGTAACCGAGTTAGTTAAAACTACATCATAATCACCAGATCCTGCTGGGTTTTCAGTAACCGAAACAACTTCTGTTTCTTCCGGTATACTACCAGTACCTACCACTAAAGATATAAAATCTCCAACACTAGGCGGTACAGAGCCTTTTCTTATTTTTATTGTAGTTCCATTATAAGGACCTCCAAGTATAGATCCTTCTTCTATTTTTAAATCAAAATTGGCTTTAGTTGAAACCGATACATTGTAATTTAAGGATTTAGGCGGAGTATGCTTATTTTGAAAATTAGCATATATAACCCTGTTTCCTGAAACTTCTTGAGATAGAGCCTTTACAGGTATTTTATCATACACCCTTATAAGATCCGCTTCAGGAAGTGTTTTAAATGGTTTTTTTGATTGATAGTTAAAAACAAAATAATCAGGGTCATTAACTTTTAAAACCACGTTGTCAACTAAGGTTTGAGGTAGATCTAAAGTTACCTGACCTCCAGCTGAAGGGTTATTAGGATTAGTAGGTTCAAAAACAGTTATCTTAGGTTTACCAACTATACCAAAACCAGTTACTAAACCACCAACAACAACACCTCCTTTTATGTTGTCTATGTTAAAAGGTCCTACTGAGTTTGTAACAGCGCCATTAACAGTAAAAATACCAGCAGATTGCTGTATCTCGTCTATAGTTAAAGTGTCTATAACTTTTACAGCTGTAGAATCTGACTCTTTGTAAAGTACATCTATTTCTTTTAATTTTAAACTATTCTGTATGTCATAGTTTTTAAAAGGTAGAGGTATTCTTAACTTTATATCGTTAACTTTATTTTGCATAAAAGAAACAGTAGTACTTCTATACGTGTCGCTTTCGTCTTCTATCTCTGATAAGTTTGGTTTTTTTACGTATAAAAAATAACCATCTTGTTCTGGTATAAAAGCCGCTTGTGTAAATGGAGCAAATATAGAATACTCGTTGTCTTCGTATTTAAATCTATAACTAAATCTAGAAAACTTATCTTCTAAAAAATCTGGATCACCAGCAAACTTAGAGTCGTAATAAGGGTTTGGATTTAAAACAATATCACTTAAAACTGTTAGCTGAGGAAAAACACCATTAGCTATAGTTAAAGTCCATGTAGAACTACTACTGGTATAAACAGCTGAGCTTAAGGTAGCGTTATTTATAGGTATTATTTGACCAGTTATAGGGTCAGTGTAACCTACACTAGCGGCTACGCCATATTCTCCATTAACTAAGCTTATATCTCCAACGAAGCTATTAACAACAACAGTGGTTAATCCAGCTGATTGAGCAGCGTTTACTCTTCCGTAACCACCGTTAGTTAGTTCTTTAGAAACCACATCTTTAAGAGTTGACTCGTAAGCGTTATCTGTAGAAGATAAATAACTTTCTTGAAAAAGATCTATACAATTGTATGGGTTATATTTAGCCACCGATATTTGATCTTCAGTAGTATAATAAAAAGGATTTTCTTCAGCTTGCTCAATGTTTATAACTCTAGGTTGGTTTCTATTGTCTGTCCAAAAAAGTAAACTTTCTAAAACATTAACACCATATATAGGATTTTCTTTTGAAAAATTTAGAAAAGCACCACTAATTAAAATTCTAGAGGTTTGAGTTTGAGAATTATATTGTATTATAAAGTTTTTAGCTGCTGGATAATAAGGTATTGGTTTTTGACCACCAACTAAACCGTCCCAGTTTGTAAAAAATAGATAAACATTACTAGACTCATTATGAACCCTGTGACCTATGCAATATAGACCACTGACACCTGTTAAAGTTTGTGTGTTTAAAACACTAGAGTTACCCAGTATGTTTTCAAGTGAACCAGCATTTTCTGTTTCTGAAGCACTTACTTGAACATTTTTTGCAGATCTGTATTCACCCTTAGGCATTATACGAGCATCCAAGTCTTGATTCATCTTGGATTTCAAAAAAGTGTTTGTAGACTTAGCCATTAAATTTTAGTGTTTTATCCATTTAGATTTACCTCTCATTACTTGAGTTATTTCATCTAACTTAATATTTGATAATCTTATCTTAGCGTTTCTTAAAGCAGCTGATCTTTCTTTTTTAAACCTTTGAACCACGTATTCTTGTTGACCAGCTCTATTAGCTATTAAACCATAAGATATGCTTTTGTACATAGCGTCTTCTGCTAATTTAGGTACTTTAGTATCTATATCATAAGCTAAACCATCTGACACATATTCTAAAACAATTAACCTACCTGTTAAGTTACTAGAAAAAGTGAATTTACCTTCTCTTTCATCTATACCAAACCATCCGTTAGATTGTGCGTTTTGAGGATCAAGACCATATTGTCTACCCCAATTAAAAGATCCATTTAAATTTCCAAAGTAAGAATAAGCATCACCATAGTCGTTGTTAAAAAACTGAGAATTTATTAAATTATCATTAGCTTTACTCCATCTTTCTTCTGTTATAGAGTCGCCTTCTACGTTTTCTGCTAAAGAATCTTGCAAAGGAGATCCTGCTTTGTCCTGAAGAAAAGTATTGTAAGGATTTATAGTTAAGTTGTTAGCTGGATATATTATTCTTTTAACTCCAAGCTGATCAATATAAGACATTCTAACGTAGTTTACGTAATCTTGTGGTATAGCTAAAGACAAAGATTCAGGTATAGTTAATTCGCTAGAGTGTATACTTTTTAATGTATCATAACTAAATTCTTGTAAAGATCTTTTTGCAAAAAATAATACGTCAGATTTTTTAGCTGTTTGAATTATTTTACCATCACCAACGTAACCAATCATGTAATTATCTATTATGTCACCTAGCTTAACATAAGCGTATTCACCATAATTATCTTCAACAGCTTGGCCATATGCTTTTTGCGTGTCCGTGTTACCATATTTACCTCCACTAAGTGACTTTAATTGAACTACAATATAAGCATTAGCCCCAGGTAAACCTACTAGCTCTATGATATTATTTTCAACTTTTAGTTCTGTTATCCACTCTGACCAAGTACCGGGTAAACCAGTTGGACTTGTGTATAATTTAAAATTGTTTGCTGAGTAATTTATGTAGGTTGGATTCCAACTAGTTGTAGAGCCTAGTTTTATATCAGTGTCAAAAGTTGTTGCAAATTTTTGATTAGCTGAGTCGCCTGGATTACCTCTAAAGCTTTGAGAGCCCGAGTAATATTGTTGGTTAGTTTCTGTTATTAATCCCATTTTTTAAGCTTTTTCGTTTTGTTCAACTTTAGCCGCTTCTTGTGTAGCGGTTTGTATAATAGTAGGATCGTTAATTACAATTCCGAAGTACTTTAATATATTTGTAACTAAATTAGTTTGCTCAGAAATATCTAAACTAAAGTCATTAGAATTGCTTGAGCTATATATGTACTGCCCGTAAGAACCTCCTGTAAAATTCCATATTGGAGGATTTGGCCACATTACAACACTAGCAGTTACAGAATCAGGAACCGGAGAGGTTATAATAGAGTAACCAGAATTAACGTTTCCAGAAGGATTATATACACCGTAATTGTAATATATAGGATGACTACTTGTTGGTTTAGTTAATTTAGATTTTTCTATTCTAGTGTACTCTTTTTTACTAGTTCTTTGAGCAACAGATTCGTATTTTGGACTACCATTGTATGTAAATGTAACTTGTCCAAACAAATATATTTCAGGATTTGCATTTCCAGTTGTAGGATCTACTGCTGGGTAGAAAAAACTAATACCATCACCATATACAGCAGTACCACCATTTGGAGTGGTTTGTAATTGTAATGTTACTTCTTGTATAAATGGGGTTATTCTATATGAAAGGTTATCAAATGTGTTAAAATACTCAGTGTCGTTTTGAGTGTTTCTTTGGTTTTGACGGTTAATTTGACTTCCGTCTGGAAAATAAGAGTTAAATATCTCAAGTTGTACTTGGTTAGCTATACTATTAAACTCGTCTGGAGGTGCGTAACCTCTTTGCTCTTTATTTAATATATATAGAACTGTTTGATATACTGTGTTTACACTTATTGCCATTTATTTTATTTTTATATACTAAAAAGGCGGCCTAAACCGCCTATATATAGTATCACTTGTTTTTATAGTTTTTTATCTATAGATCTATAAACTTCTACTCCTTCATCAGTTTTTAACCAAGCGGCAAATGCTGAATAAGGGTTTTCATCAAAAGGAACAGACATTAATTTTCTGCCATTTGTACCCCATAAGAATGATCTCTGATCTGAAGACATTTTTATTATACCTAATTCATTAGCTCTAATAGCAAAGTTTCTAAGTTGAACATTTTCATCATTAGCTAACGATATAAACAACGAAGGGTTTTGTCTAGCAAACAATAAAACATCTCTTTTTATTTCTTTAGAACTCATTTCGTTTACCTTAGATCCTACTTCAACTCTTAATATAGCTTCTGCAAAATCCACGTCCATTGTTAAAGCTGAATTCATAGCCTCTACTTGACTGTTAAGTATGTCTCGTTCATCTTCAGCTAATGCAACTGCGCTAAATTCATTATACACTTTATCTTTTAATGGGTGGTATAGAGATAATAACTTTTGTAAATTTTGTTTAGATTTATCTACTATCATTTTACCATCTTTAAATATAATATGCCCCATCGTACACTCTCCATTTTGTTCATCTACAAGCGGTGAGTCTTGGTTTGTTGCATATCTTAATTCTCTTTGCTTACCTATTTTTTCATCAAAATAAAGCAACGCGTGCTTTTTTGTATGCCTACCAGGTATAGTATAAGTTAATGGTGTTTTATTCCCTTTAAGATAATAGATTCTGTCTTTTATTTCCCAACTAGGTTTTGTTGGTTTTTTAGGTGCAGTTTTTACCGCTACCTCTTGAGGTGCAACCTCAACAGCTTCTGCTTTAGCTTGTTTAGCCATAATATAATATAATATAAATGTTAATAAGAGTAATAATTACCCCCGTCAGTTCAACGAGGGTAAGAATTACATTTGTTGAATCAATTAGATTCCTTTGAATAATACAAAGTTGTTAGCAGCTTGAGTTACTAAACATCTTTCTGATAGGAAGTTTACTTCCATAGCATCAAGAGTTGAAGTAAATGCACCACCAGCAGAACCAGTTAACCAAGACTTCATTCTTCTGTCGTCAGCTTGTGAAGCTCTATAACGTACGTGTAAGAAAGGTCTACGGATATTAGTTCCTAAGATTTGATCATATACTGTTGAAGTTCCAGCAGGAATTAATACGCCTTCAATTGAATTAATACCATTGATAGCACCACGTGTAGAAGCGTCATTTAAGTATTTCCAATCAGTTTTGTAAAAATCGTAAGAACCTCTTCTGAATCCTGAGAATCCAAGGTTAAGAGCCATTTCTTCTGAATTTTCAAATAAACCAAAAGCAGTTCCTCCAGCGTATCCACCAGAGATGCTAGCTAGCATATCATCAAAATCAAGAGCAGTTTGTCTCTGTAAGAAAAGCATGTTTTCTTCAATAGCACCTTGAGTGTCTAAGTTTTTAAGAATAGCATCGAACTCATCAAGACCAGCAGCAGCTGTAAATCCTGATTGTACGTTACCTCTAGCTTGGATAGCAGCAAATAAACCTTCAGATCCTGGGCTTGCAGCAACTCCTGCAGCACCACCAACTTGGTTAAATTCAGCTTCTACCATACTCATTTCTAGGTAATCTTCAAAACGTAGTCTTGTTTCAGACTCAGCTTTTAAGTACCATAAGTATCCAGATGTTCCGTCTTCAGTTGCAACTTCTACCCATCCAATTTGAGCCATATCAGATCCAGATACTACGTACTGGCTTCTTAATATGATTGGTGAGTTAGAGTATTGTGTAAGCTGAGGATCAACACTTATACGTCCTTGGTTTAAAGCAGTAACGCTACCTTGAACAGTATCAGTTCCTTTTCTGTAATCAGAACCGTATACAAATACTTTTTTATCTAAAGCAGCTGACCATCCGTTTGCAGGGATAAGAGCTACATTATCAAAAGTTTGTACAGTAAGAACTTGAGCACCAAGTCCAGAAGCTGTGTAAGCACCAGAATCTTGTACAATAGCTTTAGCTTCAGCTCCAGTTACAGGATCTAAAATAACAATTGTATCGTTAATAGAAACAACGTTAGCTTGTGCAGCTGGTAAAGTTATAGCTGTGTCATTTCCAGCACCTGGTCCAACAGCTACACCAACGCCTGTGTAAGCGATGTGTAATCTATTTTGCTCAGACCAAATTACTTGATCAGATGTCATTGGCATTTCAGCGCCAACCATTCTTAAGAATCCAGATAACGTTCTGTTTCCATAACGCTCTACTTCTTGTTCGTATACTTCAGGTAAGTATTGTTGTGCAAAGGTGTTTGTATCACCAGCACCACCACCACCGTTAAATTGTAGGTAGTTGCTGTTCAATACCTCCTGAACTTGTGAAGGGATTAACCCTCCGAATTGTGGAGATAAACTCATAATTTTAAGTTTTTAATTAGTTAAATTTTTTTGTTTTTATTTTAAGTTTTGTAGAATCTGCACCACTAATAGCTTTAACTTTAAAACCGTTAATAAACACATCACCTTGAGACTTTCTAGCTAGAGAATCACTTGGATTTTTTGATTTATTAACAACGTCTTTAATGGCATCAGCTTTTCCTTGTTCATAAAAATGAGCGGCGATTTTATCTACGTTATCAGCGGCGTACATAGCTTTGTGATAACCTTTCGTGTCTTTAACATTACCTTCAGAGTCTAGGAACTTCCCGACTAGGTTGTTAATACTTGATTGGTTTTCTGCAACTTTGTCTCGATTTTGAATATTATACTTATAACTTTTTTCTCCAACTTTTATATCGAAACCTTCGAATTCGTTGTTACACAGTTGTTTAGTATCTTCTTTAAACCTTGCGTGTTGTTGCTCTGCTTTTTCTTGCTGCTTATTGTATCTATTGAAAAAGTCTGTAGCTTTTTTTTGGTCTTGAGTAACGCCGGGTCTCAACTTGATTTCGTCGTAATATTTTTTCTTCGTTTCCTCTAAAAAGTTTTTAGCTTTTGCAATTTCTTCTTTTTTTGCGAGTTTCTTTTTACGGACTTCTCGCTGTTCATCTATATCTTCATCAAATGAAAAATTATCTTCCATGATAAAGTTTATTTCCTCATCATCTAAATGAGGTTTAGATTTTTTATAATACTCTTTTAATAATATATTTTCATCTACTGAAGAATAATCAGCATTTAATCTTGTGTAATCTTCAATAGTTCCACCTGTTTCTTCCATAAAAGAAACTAGTTTTTCAATGTTTTCTGGTAAAGCTTTTCCAAGTATTTTTTCTTCTTGTATAGCTTTTTCTAATTCTTGTTCAACCTCTTTTACTTCGACTTCTTTGATTGGAGAAAACCCTTCAACATCCTCGTTGGACTCTTGTATAGGTTCTCCCACCTTTGTGCTATCTCCGGATGGTTCTTCCACAGATACTTCCTCTGTTTCTCCGACTTGAATGGCATCTTCTTCTTTTTTAGGTATTACTACTTTTTTAATCTCTGATTCTAATTCAACCAAAGGTTCTTTGACGTTTACTTTAACAGGTTCGTTACTTGTTTTTGCAAACTTTTTAGGTGTTTTCTTTTTTAATTTAAACTCACCTTCCTGTTTAACAGGTTCATTTGTTTTTACTTCTTCTGACATAATATAATATAATTAAATAATTAATAAACAGTTATAAAACTGTTGGAAACTGCTTAGCAGTGTTTGGGGCTTCAAAATCTATAGGAGCTGTTTTATTATTCCTTTGACTTATCATCTCACTTTGTTGTGTAGCCTGTATTTTAGTTCTTTGATCTTTACGGTTTTCTATTTTATCTTCTTTTTGTTGTATTTGCTGAATATCCATCTGCTTAAGCTCTAAGTCATACTGATGTTGTATTTTCATTTCTTGTTGCTTTATCTGAGCAGCAATTTGCATCCTTTGCATTTCAAATTGAGACTTAGCTTGCTCAAACTGAACGTTAGATCCAGATATGGCTTCTTGCTTTTGCACTTCAGCCATAGCTGTTTTTTCTGCTGTTTCTGCTTGAGCATCTGCCTGTGCTTTTATGTTTGCTTGTTGAGCTGCTTGGTCTTGTTTAGCTTTTTTCTTACGCTTAATTTTAAGCATTTGATTAGCTAATTTAAGGTTTTTTATCTGCCTTAAGTCTATAGCATCCTCTAAATCAATACCACCTTTCTGCAAAGCAACTTGTATATTTTCTTCTAATTTCGCTTGTTCTTCTTCATCAGGCTCTAGTTCTAAAAATATACCAAAGTCATGAAGATTTAACCTAGCAACTTCTTCTAAAGTTTTTATGTTATATGTTGATATAGAGTTTTGTAAAGCGTTTTTAGTTAATGGAAACTGCAGTGCGTCTGCTAGTTTTAAGGCTATGTTCTCTGCTATTCTAAGAGTTAAATATAAACTAGACTGCTTTATATGTCTAGTAGCTACATTGGATGCGTTAGCGGCCATTTTCTGCAAACCTACTAAAGTTCCTTTATCTGGCGTAGTGCCATCCCTTGCTTCGTTAAGTCCGGTTACATCGCGTATCATTTGTAAATAATACTGATACGTTTGTATAAGCGCCGCTATTTTAGCTTGACCACTTGAGCTATTAAGTTCTTGTATAGGTACTTTACCTTGGTTGAACTCACCTTCTTGAGTTAAAGATCTACCTACAATAGAACCAGTTTGAAAGTACATATTAAGTGCTTCTGCAGGGTTGTAGTTTGTGCCATTACCTAAATCAACTTCTGCAAGTCCGTCCATATCTAAATACACACCATCTGGCACCATACGAGATAAAACTTGTTGCAGCTTTAAATGAGTCAATTGTATCATATCAGCAAAACCTACGCACTTGCTTACTAAAGATTCTATTCTACCTTTATATATTCTAGGTGCACATAAAGCGTAATTCATTTCTACTCTAGTTGTATCAGCGTGAGGTCTAGTCATGTTTTCTGACAACTTCCACTCTAACATAGTGTCTGTACCTAATATTTTTGCTCCACTATATAAAACCTCAATAGACCTAGATACTCTTTCAAAGTTATCATTTTCCGGTGGATTAAACGTGTCTGGTTTTTCTAAGGCTTTCATTAAACCTTGATCAGTTTGTTTTATTTTAAAAACTTGATTGTGATACGTTTTGTAGTCAAAATATAATACTTGAACAGTGTTTTCGTCGTAATCACCCCAACCAGTAACATAAGATCTGTTGCCTGGCATTTTTTGTATTCTTTCCAGTTCTTTACTGGATATGTTGGGAAACTCTTTTTTAAGCTCAGGTATTGTTATAGATTTTAATTCACCAGCGTAATATATATTTTCAAAGTTTGGATCTTCTGTGTAAGAATAAACCATATAAGCTGGATCTACATAGTCAACAGTAACACCTTCGGCTATATTAAAGCTAGTTTTACTAGCAGCAATACCTATTGTTGTAAGATCCATGTTTATTCTACGTCTTATTAAATCGTATTTGTTTTGAGCTAAAACAGTAGATATAGCTTCTTCTTCTGCTATTTCAACAGACTGCTTGTAAGAAAGTTGCATGTGTAACTCTAATTCTTCTGGAGTTTCAGGTATTGTTTCTGGGTTTGGACTTTGATATAAATCTATACCTAGCGTAGACTTTAGTCCATCTAAAAATTCTTTAGCAACCATATCTTCTTGTAGCTTAGAAGCGTATTCTGTTCTTTTCTTTACAGAAGAAGGATCTTGAGCGTATGCCTTTATATCATATGTTTTTGAGGATATACCATTTACAACTATATCAACAAACTTAGATAATATTGGAACTGGCTTCCAGTCTAAATTTAAATAAGATAAATCACCATTTATAGATAATTCATCTTTGTATTTTTGTATACTTTGTTCTCCACGAGCATACAACCTTAAATCATGAAAATTATTCCAATTAGTTAAGTATCTATTACCAGCAGTTCTTCCTGAGCGAAACCACTCGTATTCAATAGCCATAGCTACTTGACTACCGTATTCAATACTTGCTTTTTCTGCATCACTCACTACTTGACTAGGGAAAGCACTATTGGTGTTAGTATATATATTCATTAACTTATAATTTTTGATGTAGTTCCTTTGTTATCGTATTTTTTTATACCAAGATCAATCGAGGGTAACTCTATCTTGTTTACTGGAGAATATCTATGTTTATTGCAAGCCATTAAAGCTAAGCCTGAACTAATAGAAGCATCATGTGTTGTTCTATTATTTATGTTAAATTGAGCCCAGTCTTCTAATGTTCTTTGGAAATAAACATCTCCATATCCACTTTCCTTTAATCCAACAAAGTGTTCTATATATGTTTCTATTGCAGAAGCGTGAGATTGTTTTATATCTTCGCTAGAGTTTGGTATTCCACCTATTTCTCTTTCTGTTATAGATAATTTATTTATTTTTTTATCAGGTCTGTTCATTGCAAAACCTCTGTAACCTCTTCTTTTAAAATGATATAATAATCTTGGTTTATTATTCTCTGCTAATATTGGCATACCATAAAATACGCAAGCCATTAATACATCTTCAAAAAATATTTCAGCAGTTTGAGGTCTAGCTATATATTCTAAAAAGAAATGATTGGGTGGAACCTCTTCTAAGCTAAATTTTGTTAAACCATGCAAAGCTCCATTAGAACCTTTACCATCTACGGTACCTGATATATCATATGGATCACAACCAAATGCTCCACAGTGTTCATTTCCAGGATAATTAACTCCATTTTTTATATATCTTTTATTTTGCAAGTGAGATGGCGGAACCCATGTTATTAAGAACCTACCGTTTTTACTTGGCATAAAAACAACTCTAGTATCTTTTTGGCTATTTTCCCATTGAAAACTACCTTTTGTTACGTTTAATGAGTTTCTATTATCTTCATTATGATCTATTTGTTGATATATTTTTGTTAGATTAAACAAAGATTGTTTAGACTCGTCTCTAAATGCGTGCTTAGTTGTACGTGGAAACTGTCTATAAAATTCATTTAAACCGTCTTGATCGTCTTTTAAACCTTCAACCTCATTGTTCCAATAATTTATTACACCTTGCGTTATTCTTGTTCCGTGTGGATCCTCGACTTTGTTTTTTGGTGTGTCGAATACAGGTAAGCCATAAGAATCAATGTATCCTTCGTAGTTCCATTCCATAGGTATGAACAAAGAATAGAGTCCTGAACGAGTCTGTCCATTGGCGTTTCTTTTTGTAACATCCGAATC